TATCCCTGAGAATCTTAGCCATTGATTTTATATCTGAAGTTTTTAGCATAATAGTTCCTTAATTTGGAGAATCCTTATATCTTGCTTTACGTATTTTCAAATTTTCTTTGTTTCTATCGGCTTGTCGTTTATGGCGCTCTTTTCTACGTTCTAGATCGTCTTTTTCCGCATCAGATATACGTTCTTTAAGATATTCTTTAAAAGATTTCATATTAATATTTATAAATTATTTGTATCCTAATTTCTTGAGTTCCTTGATTGTATTCCTTGCAGAAGTATGAACTATACCAATTCCTCCTGCTCTTCTGAATGCATCAATGTTTTTTGAATGATCATCTATTAATAAATTTGGTCTTCCATCCCTGCCATCTTTTGCAAAATTTGCTTTATGTTTTCGTAATACTGCATACACTCTATTTTCAGAAACATTGAAATGTTTTTTAGCCCATCGTTTTTTATCATCTGCAGCTCGTTCAGAAACTGGGCCTCGTGATTCCGATTTTCTAGGAACAGCAGTTAAGATAAATGGATCAAATTTTCCTATAAATCTCCAAAGTTGATGTGCATCTTTCATAGGTGGCAACAAATAAAACATATTTTCTGGAAGATCTGTCCAATATTCATCTTTAAATGGATGTCCTAAATGTTCTGATGTAAATGTAACGAAATCCGCAATCACTCCATCCATATCACAATAGATAGTTGGTGTATCAAATTCTACTAGATAATCTTTAAACGTTTTCATTTGATTAATTTTCCTATATTTGAGTAAGTCTTTTTAACTACTCTCCATTTTCCTCTTTGAACAGCTTGAATCAGTTTCTTTGCTTCATCCTTTATGAGATTCGCAAGATTTACATCTCTTTGATGATCTTCATCTATTTGTTTTTCAAATTCTTTAAAGGTTTTCATCGTGATTTAGTTCTTTCTCGTTCTTTTTCTCTGTATTTTCTAAGTCTATCTCTGACATAAGGTTTCTTTTCCAATTCCCTTTGTTTATCAACATCTGCCTGTGTTCCGCTCCTTCCAGAAGCTTTCGATGAAGCTCGTCGCCACGCTTCCCAATCTTTTTCATCTTGATCTCTTGTTTTTCGTACTCCTGCTAATCTCTTAGATACTTTTGCTCGTTTTTCTCGGCCCTTTTTAGTGAGAAGATCAAGAATTCCCTCTTCAACTTCGTCTTTACCCTGAGCCATATCCCGATACATTTTTTTCATTTTTGCAGGAGTAACCCTTTCAATTTCTAAATCCTTAATTGCATCTGGTTTCATAATTTTTCGCAGATTTGCTTTAACTGCTGTTTCACTTCCTGCTTCTACAAATGTAGGTGCAACATCTGGAATCTTAACTTTGAAGAATGCTTCTCCTAGATATTCTTTGAATTTTTTCATTTTGGCCTCGTTATACTATAAACTTTTGCGATTTGTTTCTCCAATATCGGAGTCCTGTCTGGCCAGTAGATGTATTCTTTGTCTGCATTTTTCATCAGACCTTTCAACATCGGTATGACCAACGATTCTAGCTCTTTAAGTTTCGATGAGAACTTCTCATCCAATTCTCCTTTTCTTTCCTCTACTTCATCTATGACTGCACGAATCGAACTACTTTGTTCTCCTAATGCACTTGCAATCTGAGTTGATTCTATCTCTAATATCTTATCCACTTTTCCCTCCAATCGGGAAATCTTTTCTCCTGTTTCATCGAACAGGCTAGTGTCTTCTTTATCTCCAAGTGAGTGTATCAAACTTGAGATAGCATCTATCTTTTTACTTAACTCATCGAACTCATCTGATGAAACCCCGGCCGATGGAGTTGTTTCTGTATCTGTTTTTGTCTTATTGAATTCATCGGTAGATACCGCACTAAACCCAAAATCGAAATCGTCTGCCATTTTTTCCTATTATTGAACTTTCAAAAATCAGTAGTGCCACCCATCTACGAATGGCACTACATCTTCATTTACATACTTTGTTTTTGGTAGGTGTTTTGCACTTCACGAACACTCCGAACTCTATCTTCAAAAGAGTTGTGGTGTTTGTAAAATTCCTTCACAGCATCTTCTGAGGTTTCCGCTTCGATTTTATCTATTCCAGAATACCAAGGCGGAAGCGTCTTCTCGTACTGTACAAAGTACATAGTAGACTCTCCGAAAGAAGATTAAATTGTAACACTAAGTTCATAATCTCTTACACCTATTTATTTTTTTTATACTCTTAACTTTTGATTTCTTGTCTTAAAATCCTTTTTTCTCATTACTGTCTTTGCAACAAGATCAAGCATTCCATCTTTATCAAGATTGAGAACAAATGGCATATTGACATCTGTTTCCATGTCAGAAATTACTGCCTCTGCATCTGGATTCATCTTTGCAATTTTCTTACCATATTTCTTATATGTTAATCTAAATAATCGTATGAGTTCAGCTGAGTTAATCGGCTTCTTGTTTCTGGCATCATTAACCCTATCCAAAAAATGCCGAGTGAACTCAATATCAATCCCAACAGCAGCAAATAACTTATCAGCATATTTTTCTATCTGGTTTAAATCGTTCTTGGTTATTTCTTCAGAAATGTATTGTTTAAACTTTAACATTTTCTTCTACCAATTATCCCCAACTTCTTTACCAGTATAGGCCAAAAAGTTTTTCTTATGATCAATCTTAATTCCGTCTTTTTTTACTTTCTTCAGTAATTGTTTTTTAGAACCTCTTGCAACCACTTTACCACCTACAACCAATGCATGACCTTGTTTTGCTTCTTTCATTTTTTCATCAGATTCATCAAATGATACTAACTTTCCACCTTTTTTATCGAGTTTAATATTTGTGATACCAAATCTCATTTTCATATTTTTCTTTTTCATATCATCTGTAGCCGTGTGAGAAAGATTGTTCCAATAGTGTTGCATTTGGACAAGCTTTTGTCTTGAAGACATACTTCTTTCATCTAATGTAAAAAATTCTTTAAAGGTTTTCATAACTTTATCTTTGAAACTGTTGTTCTAATGTATGCTGCTGCACTTTGTCTATCACTCCAAACTTTAACTGGCAATCCAAAATCGGTTTCATCCCAATCTTCAGGATCATCACCAGTAACTACATGAACCTTTTCTATTTTGAAATTATTAACTACCAATTCATCCCACATTGGTTTATCCCCACTATCTGGATCTGGTTCTTGAATTCTTTTCTTGACATAATCTATGAATATTGTTCCTAATGGTTTGGCATATTTCTTCATGACCTTTTCCATTCCATCCAGATAATCTTTAATGATTAATGACTTTTCTTTTCCTCCAACCGACTTTCCAAGATAACCCCAAGCCTTATTGACATTTGGTACTGGTGTAATATCACTATGATCTACGATAATGTTTATTAACATTTCTTTTATATCGTTTTCCATTTTCTTGAGTTTTGCAGCTCCACCCAAGCCAGGATCTGGATCAGTAGGTTTATTCATAAGTGTACTGAAAGTCATCCAACGTCTACCTGTTTTGTCTGGTTGACTTGACATATCATCTTGCGATGCAGCAAGAACATCTGCCTTCATTTCAAGAACAAATCCACCTTCTGATTTAATTCCAGTTTCGATAACAATATCATCCATATTAAAAAATGCAGAAATAGATCTTTTCCCTCCTTGCATTTTTATTACTTTTTTCACACCATCAAAATCAGTCAAATGAAATACTTTTGTACGAACTGGTTTGGGCCAAATCCTTCTGAATATTGCAGGAGATATGGGAATCTTTACATCTTTAAATCCAGCTCTTGGAAGATCGAACAACATGGTAGATAAACTTTCAGTCCATGCTGGTTTCCCTGCTATCGCAAAAGGATTTGTTGTGAGGTCTTCTTTTATAAATTGTTTAAATGTTTTCATCTTATACATCACTTATTTCTCCCCGAGCAGCGGAGTCCACCTTATCTTGACTCTTTGCCCACTTCTGTGCCTGAGCTTTGTTTTTAAATCCATTAGAAACTGGCATCCATTTATTGCTTCCCACATGACCCATTACATACCATTTCTTGTCGTTAGGGTTTTTGGAAACAATATACTTGGAATTTGC